GGGGGTTTGGTTGGTTGTCTCCAAGTCATCCTCATACAAAGAGGTAGACAAGTGTTTCTAATAGGGCATAGAAAACACTCCCGTTGTGATAATCCAACCTTTCGCGTGTTAGAGTAGCGAGGCCGTTATCACCCAGAACACGTTGTCGTTGAAGATCTTGACAAGCGGTCGAAGCGTTGTAGACTGTAGCCATGAGGGGGTTCCGCCTAGCATAGTCTTGAAATACTTCTGGTACTCACGATCCATCTTTATCGGCTTGTCCAGGTTCACCGGCTTCCAGTTCAAGTAAAACCGAGCAAATTTCGCCAATCGCTCGTCAGTGTTGCAAGTGCTCATAGACACAGATATGACACGGGCGACACTTTCCTCGCGACAAGATATCCAATTCGAAGGTTTCACAGCTCTGGCAAGTAGATCGTCGGCGTCCCGGAGCAGCGACAAGGGGTCCGAGAATTCAGTCGATAAAGTCTTGATCTTCATGTGATCAGGGTAATAAGCCACGTAACTTTTGCCTGGTCCGTGGTAGTGCGTGCCTACCCTCTTCCCCGCTTCCACGTAGTCTGCTACAGTCCTGCCACTTCCCCAGATTTTGGCGATGCCGTCGTCCCCACCGGCTTTCGTGTCTCCGGGCGTGAGAGGTCTGTGCTCAACTGCGTGATTCAAGTAAGCAGAATCGAGATTGTTGATGATTAACCATATGAGTAGCGTGAACAGGCTGCCGGAAGGTATCTTCCCCCGCTTTCTGTACAGGTGGTTGTTCCACACAATGGGTGTATTAATGAAGTAATAGCGAACGTAGTCGAAAAGTCTCTCATTTCCCCGAGCCCACTTCTCTGATACGCTGCGACCTTCGTACACTTTGAAATCAATCTTCTCTTTCAACAAGTCGAATGCTTTGTCGATCTTCCATTTGGCGATTTGCTTGTCTCCTTTGATATAATCGAGCGATCTGACACCTTCGTGGATGTCCACCGATGAGATGAATCCTCTCGCGGATGCAAAACCTCCTTTTCCCAACATGATAGGTAGGTTAAGGGTGTCCCGATACTTGAGTAGAATATCGTACAGTGGTGAACCAAACATAGATTCGATGCAGATGATAACCTTAGGGATGCACCAAATGCCACGCGTCGAAAAACCAGTAACTTTGGAAGTCGCTGCTTTAACAAACGGGATCGTGGGCGGAACTTTGTAATCGCGGAACCGCTTCTTCGGTGTATTCCTGATGTGGTTAGCAAGAGCGTACGCATCTTGGATCGTTTGGTCGTAGACATCCCCGTTGAACGGTTGGAGGTAGGGAAGACCGGAAGAGGTGTTAGTAGGACGAATCCAGTGTAACGGTCTCACACCAACTTTCGGAACTAGTGCATATAAGCGTCGAACGTCATCCTCGCCCTTTTGGTAGTATTCTTGGTCTACAGGCGAGAGTTGGTCCCACGTTTTAGCATGTCGTCCAAAGCCGGATAGAGCTTCTGCCAGTGCCTCGTTCCCTCCGTGCGCTCGGTGATAGGCCGAATTAATATACTTTCCAAGTTTATGATCGAACGCCACAAGTCCGTCTTCAGCCCTGAAATCATTCGGCGCTTCGAATCGTCTCCAATCAAAGTCTTTTACATAATAGGGGCTTATGTAATGCAAGCAAGGGCCAGTCTGGATGTCGAATAAATTTACTGCTTTTAGCATGGTTAGCTGAAATACCGCTTTGGGTCTTATAAATACATCTAGGTTGG